AAAATGATATTGGTGATGCTACTTTAATTGTTCCTTTAATTAAGGAATATATGGAACTAGGGATAAAAAATGATGAACAGTTAGTTAAAATGGCTACCATTGTTCAACGCGCTTTAGCTTCTAATAAATCTGAAGAGGAATCATTTGGTATGACCGATGATGAAAAAATTCAATTATTAGCAGAAATTAAAAAATTCAATCCTAAAGACTAATGGCTACAATGAAATTTGGTTTAGTAGGATCAACTAGTGCCGTTGGTTCTTCTAGACAAAACAATAATTTTGAAAATAAAATCTCAAAGGCTCAAGGAAAAGTAGTTGCGGCTAGAGTAATAGATATTGTTTTAGATGAAAATCACAAATATTACCCACTTGTAGGTCAATGGAATGGAATAGGAGCTATATTTTATGAAATTGTAAATAAATCCGGTACTAAATCTTATCCAAATTATGCATTACCTTATGATTCTCAATTAAAAACTTATCCATTAATAAATGAAATAGTTTTATTAATATCGTTACCAAACCAATCCATAGGATTTGTATCATCTAATGAATCATATTTTTATATGAGTCCTTTAGGTATTTGGAATCACCCTCACCACGATGCATATCCAAATATATTAGATGAAATAAATGATGAAGACCAAACCAGAGACTATCCAACTTCTACCTCAGGAAGTGTTAGAAGAGTTACAGATGGTAATACTGAAATAGATTTAAATAGCTCTAATCCATCACAAAATACATTTAAGGAAAAAGTAGATATTCATCCATTAATGCCTTTTATGGGAGATTCTCTATTAGAAGGAAGACATGGTCAAAGTTTACGTTTTGGAAGTACAGCTAAATCTAAAAGTGAAAAGAAAAATAATTGGTCTGATTCTGGAGAAAATGGTGAACCTATTACTATTTTAAGAAATGGACAACCTTCTAAAGTAAGTGATGAGGGTTGGATTCCAATAACAGAAAATATAAATAACGATTTATCATCTATTTATTTAACTTCTACTCAAAAAATTCCATATAACTTATCTAAAGAAGAAAAAGAAAAATGGATTAAACCCCCAAACTTTCCATCACAATACATCCTTCCTCAAATTTTATTAAATTCTAGTCAAATATCAATAAATTCTAAAGAGGATAGCATATTATTAAGTTCTAAAAAATCAATAGGTTTAACTTGTTGGGATGAAATAAACTTAACAGGAAATAATACAGTATTAGATACTACTAATCTATATTTAGGATCTAAAAGTGCCACAGAATCTGTATTATTAGGAGATAAAACAATAACTACTTTAAAACAAATCACATCACTTTTAAAAAGTATTACTAATGTTTTACAATTAGATCAAATGTATCCTACTGGTATTCCTATCCCTAATGGTCCTTTAAATGTAGTATCTTTAACTGCTACTCAAGCATTAGCTACAATTGAAGCTAGTCTAGATAGTTTAGCATCTAAAAAAGTAAAAGTAGAATGACACTAGATAATTCTTTAGATAATACTGAAATAGAATATTCAATAGAAGGAATGGTTGTTGATTCTACCAACCCCAATAAAACCCTTCTAGGAGTTAAAATATCTACTAACGATCAAAACCAAACTACTTCAAAAACTAATGGGCAATTTATCCTTAAAGGAAAAACAACTTTAGAAAAACAAATAAGTATTTCTGTTAGTTTAAAAGGATATACTCCTCAAAATTTTACTCCATATTATGGAGACGGTACTATTAAATCTAATTTAGGAGTAATCCAACTTCAATTAATTCAAAAAAGTTTAGATCAAGATAAAATAAACTCTAGTTTATTAACAGATAGTCAAATTAATAGTTTAACTAAATCTATAAAATCTCCTTCATCTTTTATTCAAAAAAAATTAACAACTTCTATAATTAATGTTAAGAGTCGCTTAATTCCTTTAATATTAACTTTAACTGCTGGTTTTGGAGTTACTCAAATTGATAAATTAGTAGCTAAAGGACAAACTAAAATTTCTGATTTACAAAATCAGACTACATGTCCTACTCAAGCAGAATTAACTAAAATTATTTCTCGTAAAAATAAATTAATAAAACAATTAAATAATCTTTTAAAAGTAATCAATTCTACTGAAAAATTTATTAATTTAAATAAAAAATTCATTGATACTATATCAAAAACTATTTCAGGTTTAAACATAGCTTCTTTAGGCCTCCCTTCATCAATCCCCCCAGGTATTGGTATCCCTGTAGGTATTATTAATACTTCAGGAGATATAATTAACTTATTAAAAGATAAAATTAAAGGTGAACAAGGTAAAATAGATAATTTAATTTCTCCTCTAATATTATTAAAATCAGTAATAACTCAAGCACTTCAATATTTAAATATTTTAGATAGTTTAATACAATATTGTTATCCTGATGCGGATCAAGAGCAACTCTCAAACGAATTAATAGCATTAACTAGCCAACAATCTGAACAATTATCCCCAATAGTTACAAATGTAAATGGATTTGAAATGGGTGTTGAAACTGAAATAACAACAAACTCATTAAAACGTCGAAGAGCTATAGCAAGAAATAAATCAGGTGTAGTAATGTTAAAAGGAGAATTTTCATTTAGCTCTATTGATCAAATATTAATTGATGAACTTGTATTCTATATTCAACAAAATGATTTAAAAGCAGATTAATCCTATATTTATAACCATATGAAAGCCACAGATTTTAAAAAATTAATTAAAGAAGCCGTAAGAGAAGTAATTCAAGAAGAATTAAAAGATATTTTATTGGAAGCATTAAAATCTCCTAAACAAATAGTTAGAGAATCTTACACACCCCCCTCTATTACTGCACAACCAGCTTATGCACCTCCATCAATAGATTTTAGATCTAAATATGCTGAAGTATTAGGTGAGACAGCTTTAAGTTTTACATCACAAGATGCTCAACCCTCATTTAGACCACATGGTGATCCTGTAAATGGTAATTTAGGATCCGGTGAATTAGGTATGGATCAAATAATGAATCTATTAAATACTAAGTAATGGCATTTAATGCACAGTTTATAAACCCACTCGATTTAAATCCAAATCTTGCAGTTGGGATAAACCTTCCGTTTAGTGGACCTTCTGTTTTTACTTCAAATTACTTAACTTCTCAGGCTATAAAAAACAATTTAATTAATTACTTTTTAACTAATCCTGGAGAAATACCATTAAATCCAACTTTTGGTGGTGGATTAAGAGCTTTTATTTTTAATCAAATATCCGAAAATTCATTAGATGGTTTAAAAGAAAATGTAAATTTAAAATTAGAAACATATTTTCCAAATGTTATAATTAATTCATTAGATATACTTAAAAAAGATGATGAAAATACTGTAGTAGTTCAATTAAAATATTCTATTGCTAATTCTAATATTAATGATAACTTAACTTTTCAATTTTAAAAAATGGCTACAACTAATAGAGATATAAAATATATTAATCGTGATTTTGAATCTTTTAAATCAAGATTAATTGAATTTACTCAAACATATTTCCCTTCAACATATAATGATTTTTCATCAACTTCACCAGGTATGATGTTTATGGAACAAGCTTCTTATGTTGGAGATGTTCTTTCATTTTATTTAGATAATCAATTTCAAGAAACATTTATTCAATATGCTCAACAAACTAATAATGTATTTGAATTAGCATATATGTTTGGTTATAAACCAAAAACAACAGGAGTTGCTCAAACAAGTGTTGATTTTTATCAACAATTACCTGCAATTAACGTTGGAGGAAATAATGTTCCTGATTACAGTTATGCTATTACTATTAATGAAAATACTACTATTACCTCCCAAAATGGTTCTTCTTTTATAATCCAAGATAAAATTGATTTTTCTGTTTCAAGTTCATTAGACCCAACCGAAATTTCAATCTACCAAATATCAGGAAATACCCCACAATATTTTCTTTTAAAAAAAAGTAGAAATGCTATCTCTTCACAGATTAAAACAGTAAATTTTAGTTTTGGAGCTCCTGTTCAATTTCAAACTATTAACATACAAGATGATAATATTATAAAAATATTAGATATTACTGATCTTGATAGCAATGTATGGTATGAAGTAGATCATTTAGGACAAGAAATGGTATTTGATTCGATAAAAAATACTAATATTAATGATCCTAATAAAATAGATAATACTCCATTTTTATTAAAACTAAAAAAAGTTGCAAGAAGATTTGCTACTCGTTTTACATCTTTAACAAATTTACAAATTCAATTTGGTGCAGGTTCTCCAAGTGATACTACTGAAGAAATTATTCCAAATCCAAATAATATAGGCATTGGGTTACCATTTAAACAAGATAAATTAACTACAGCATTTTCTCCTGTTAATTTTTTACATACAGGAACATATGGAATTTCTCCATCAAATACAACATTAACTGTTAGATATTTAATAGGTGGTGGAGTTAATTCAAATATTTCTGCAAACTCTTTAACTAATTTAAATACAGATAATACTAGATTTAATAATACTAATTTAAATACTATAACAGCAAATTACATATTTGCATCTCTTTCTTCAACTAATCCAATTGCAGCAACTGGAGGAAAAGGAGGGGATACATTAGAAGAAATCCGCCAAAATACCCTAGCACTAGTTGCTTCCCAAAAACGTTCAGTTACTGCAGATGATTATTTAGTTAGAGCTTTAAGTATGCCATCTGAATATGGTGCTATTTCAAAAGCATATATTGAACAACCAAAATTAACAGATAATCAAGTATCAACAATTGAAACTTTAAATTTATATGTTTTATCTTTAAATGCTTCTGGGCAATTAGATTATGCTAATACAACTTTAAAAAATAATTTAAGAACTTATTTATCCCAACATAGAATGATTGGTGATAATATTGAAATTAAAGATGCATTCATTATTAATATCGGAATAAATTTTGAAATTATAGTATTACCTGAATATAATAATAATGAAGTTTTACTGTCTTGTATATCATCTATACGGTCATATTTTTTAATTGACAAATGGCAATTAAATCAACCGATTATGGTGCGAGATTTATATATTTTACTTGATAAAATAAAAGGAGTTCAAACAATAAAAAATATATCTATTATAAATAAAGCCGGAACTTTAACAGGATATTCGCAATACGCTTATGATATAGAAGGAGCTACCCAAAATCAAATAATTTATCCTTCCTTAGACCCTAGTATATTTGAAATAAAATATCCTAATCAAGATATTAAAGGTAGAGTAGTTCCTTTATAATTCTATATTTATAATAAAATATTCTAATGGCTATTTACAAAATATTTCCAACTAAAGATACTACACTATATTCTGCGTACCCAATCATGAACACTGGATTGGATGCTATCTTAGAAGCTTCTAACATTGTAGATATTAGTGGTACTCCTGGAGTATCAAGATACCTAATTCTATTTGATCAGGAAGAAATTTTAGATATATATTCTAATAAAATTAAAAATAACTCTTATGATATATATTTTAAAAATTTTATAGCCGAAGCACAAGGATTAAATCAAAATACTAAATTAGAATTACTTGCTACTGCCCAATCATGGAATAATGGCACTGGGTATGCTTTAGATAACCCACAAGAAGTAGATGGGGCATCTTGGGTATATGCTT